ATTTAAAATTCTCAATGTTGAAGAGTGAATATATAGAATCTGCGATTAATCAGAAATTACATGGCAATATGTTCAGTACTAGAATATGGAAAAATAAAGCGTCTATGATAAATCAATTACAGGCTTCTATAGTTGAATGTATGAAGGGTAAAACTTCTATTGATAAAGTTGGTAGACAAATTAGAGATACATTTAATGTAACTTCATATCAGAGCAAGAGATTAGTTCATACCGAAGCAGCAAGGGTTTCTTCTCAAGCTTCAATAGACATAGCAAAGAATATAGGTATAAAACAGCATATGTGGGATAGTACTTTAGATTCTAAGACCTCAGAATTTTGTCAACTTCACGATGGAAAAATATATGATGTTGACGATGATAGTATTGGGATTCCTAAAAGCAGTCATCCAAAATGTCGCTGCTGCTGGTGCAATATTTCCTATACTGGATGGACTCCGACTTCAAAAAAGGACAACATTTCTAAAGAAATAATTCCATACCAACAGTATGCAGAATGGGCAAAAAGCAAGGGTCTTTAATTAACTGTTAAATCGTTACAAATTAGCCTATATTTGGCTTGTGTTATTAAAGTAAGATAATTACATTACTTTGCTATTTCATTTCCTAATTCATAGTCATACGTAGGGAAATTACAACAAATATTTGATTGTGGCACTCTTTAATTAGGGTGCCTTATTAATATAAACAATTTTATTGCACTCTGTGGACAAAAAGTACACGTCGAGGGCAGAAAGCGAGAAATAAAATGGAATTACAAGAAATAAAAACGTATATGGAAACTGGCACTGAAGAGGTACAAGATTATATCAAAAGTTTAATAACAGTTGATAGAGTTAGTACATTTCTTATTACTGATGATGGCAAAAAGCTATTACAGCCAATGCTAGACACCTATCATACAAAATGTTTAGAAAGTTTCAAGAATGGCAGTATGCAAAAGCTAATAAGCGAAGCAATTACTAAAGCTAATCCTTTAGAAACTACTGAACAAAAAACTATTCGAGATCTTACAGATAGACTTAATAAATCTGATGCCGACAAGCTTAGAAACGAATTAAGCAATACAGCAAGATCAATATTAACTTCAAAAAAGTTACCAACAGAGGATATATTAAATCTTTTAGTCGGTAGTGATGAAGAAACTACAATCAACAATATCAATTCATTCGAGAAAGTTTTTGCAAGTTCAGTGGAAGCAATTATAGCTGAAAGATTAAAGACTACATACACACCTCCTAAGGGCGGTAATGGTGTAGTAAAAAATCCTTGGGCAAAAGATACCTTCAATTTAACAGAGCAAGGCAAAATAATGAATGAAAATCCAACACTTGCAAGCCAATTGATGGCGCAAGTATAAATAAAAAAATAAAAATATGAAAGAGGTAAAAAATTATGGGAAGCGTTAAAATTTCAGATATTATAGTTCCGTCCGTGTTCAATTCATATGTGGTTCAGGAAACCAATAGGTTAGATACATTTGTAAATGCAGGAATCGTTGCTAACGATCCAGCACTAGATACTTTAGCATTGAGTGGCGGTAAGCTAATCAATATGCCGTATTGGAATGATCTTAGTGGAGATTCTGAGGAATTATCCGATGCTGTAGGTCTAACAGTTAATAAAATTACTACTGGTCAAGATGCAGCTAGATTGCATATGAGAGGTAAAGCTTGGGGTGCTAATGACTTAGCGAAAGCATTAAGTGGAGCAGATCCAATGGCAGTAATTGGTTCAAAAGTAGCAAAGTTTTGGGTTGGCGAAAGAAGCAAATTGATATTCAAATCTCTAGCTGGTATTGAAACTACCGTTGCAACTAATGTACATGACATATCAGGTCTTGCTGGAGCATTAGCCGTTATTAGTGGTTCAACGTTGATTGACGCTAAGCAAAAGATGGGTGACAATGCTTCAAAGCTAACTGCTATTGGTATGCATAGTGCAGTTTACTCTAAGCTTCAAAAAGATAACTTAATTGTTTATCTTCCAACAAGCGATGCACTAGTTACTATTCCTACATACTTAGGTTATAAGGTTATCGTTGATGACACCTGTCCTTCAGCAGCTGGAGTTTATACTTCATACTTGTTCGGAGAGGGCGCATTTGGTCTTGGTAATGGTTCTGCACCTGTACCTACTGAAACAGATAGAGATTCACTTGCGGGTGAGGACATATTGATTAGTAGACAACACTTTATACTTCATCCAAGAGGTATTAAATGGACTGATGCTGCTGTAGTTGGTGCTACTCCTACTTTTGCAGAAATTGCAACTGCTGGAAATTGGTCAAAAGTTTACGACACTAAGAATATTAGAATCGTAATATTCAAACATAAAATAGCATGATTATTGGGGGATTAAGTTCCCCCTATTTTTTTAATGCGTTAGGAGATAATAACATGGGTTTAGCAAGCTTTAACAGAATGAGAAGAGAGCAAAATATAATTATGGAAGCTTTCGAAGATTCTACACTTGAGCCTTTAAAGAAACTTGGCATTACTATATCAGCTGAACAATTAGAAGCTTATGCCGTAGAAAATAAAATTGAAAAAACAAAAGAGGACAATAAAATAATTAAGAAAAAAGCTGGAACAAAATAAAATTACTATCTGGAGGAGGTATGGAATGATAATAGATGACTTAAAATTACTATTAAAACTTGACCAAGATTCAAATGTTGATGTACTCAATATATATATTAGGCGTGCGATTACATTTGTAAGGAATTACATAAATGATAGTACACTAGAAGATATATTTATAGAAGCTAACTACGCAGATGCAATAGTTATGCTAGTATACAACTCTTATATTAGCAAAGGAACCGAAAACGTTCAGAGCATGAGCCAAGGTGCTAGGTCAATAACTTACAAAAATGATAGTTCTGGTTTTACTATTAATTCAGAAATTAAAACTCTATTGCCTTTACCTCATGTAAGAATGAGAGGGTAGCAATATTATGTTTTATAAGTTTAATGTAAATATTTGGAATAAAACTCCATCTACAAAAGTTAATGGTATTACAATTGATGGTGAATTAGAAATAGTTGATACTATTGATTGTGATATTCAAAATTACTCAAAAAATTTACTTTTATCACAGTATGGTTATGATATTGAAGTTTCCAAACGTATCTTTATGGATATTAATTCTGAAATAAAAATCGGCACTATAATTGAATATAATTCTAAAAATTATGAAGTTAGAAAATTCATTGAGTGGGATGACTACTTAGAGGTGTTTGCTAATGGAATATAAGAGCAATTTAGATGACGTATTGAGAGCATTAGCCGATTGTAAGCATGAATTCTTGGAACGTATTGGGGAATTAGCGGTAGACGAAGCAAAGAGTTTAGCTACTGTATTAACTGGTGCCATGAAAAGAGGAATAGCTAGTGATGTTATGCCAAATGATGAAGGTGTAATTGTTGGTGACATAGAAAAATATTCACTTTACGTTGAAAAAGGTATAGGACAAACAGCTCAACCATTTTTGGAAAAAGGCTGCATTTCATCTGTACCCAAAATTCAAACATTGGGAAATTCCCTATATCAAGAGAAATTCGGAGGTGGTTAAATGTTAGAGGTTTATAAAATATTGTACGATTTGGTCAATCCTTTATGTCCTTGCTACGTTGACCATTATCCAGATACTGAAGAAAAAATATATCCGTATTGCGAGATTAAGTTCCCTAACGTGGTTGACAATAACAGCAATTCGGACAATTATTTCTTAGAATTAAATGTTTTTGATAACAAGGCACAAGATATTAGAAATATAGAAAACTTAACGGATTCAATTCATAACTTATTGAAAAATAAGACAATATGCAATGCAAATATGGCGGTTTATATTAAAGATAATACACCATATAGATTGAAGTTGGATGATCCGTTGACACATATACAATCAAGACAGATCAGACTAGTATTACTAGTTTACAAAATATAGAAAGCGAGAGTGTAAAAATGACTGAACAACAATTAGCCAATATTCAGATTTCATATGGAATCATATATACAAATTTCGGAGAAGTTGATTCAAAGCTAGTAAGTCCTACTAGAAATGGTGGAGAATTCAAAGCAATAGCTAAAATTAGAGATATTAGTTTCGATGGAAGTAGGGGTAAGGAAAAGGGATTACAGGTAATAGACGATATTTTTGCTACATTATCAATAACAATTTTAGATACATCAATGGAAACACTAGCTTTGAGTATTCCTTATGCAAATTTTGACGGAACAGTAATAACTTGCGACAAAACAAGTATTGGAGTTATAAAAAGCACTTCATACATAAAAAATGTTACGATGTTTGCTCGTTTGGTATCAGGTGCTTACAAGAAAATTACATTATTCAATGCACTAAATGAGGGAGATTTTTCTCTAGCTGCAAAAGATAAAGGTGAGGGCGAAATTAAGTTAGAAATTTCAGCGCATTGGGATGCTACTGACGACACCTCAAAACTATTTACTATTGAGGATATTTCAAGCTTAACTGGAAACGATGGAACAAAGCCTACGCTTGTCTCTACAACTCCTATACAGGGTGCAGTAGAAGTATTTAGTAATTCAGACTTACGTTGTACCTTCTCAGAAGCAATCAATCTCGCAGACATTAATCCAGCTAACTTTGTATTAATCAAGACTGACGATGAATCAGTAATTGCGGGTAACTTAACTTATGTAGAAGCAACCAAAATTGCATCATTTAAGTCAACAGCTACTATGTCGCTTGACACGGCATATGCTTGGCACATATCTGGTGTTAGAGATACCGTTGGAAATACTATGGTACCAGTAGTAATTAGTTTTACAACTGCATAGTCAATACATTAATAAAAGGGTGCGCATAATTGCGTACTCTTTATTTTTTTACACTAAATTAAATCAAAAAATATACTGGAGGAAATTAAAATGACAATTAAACAGAGCATAAAGCTTAGTGCAATAATAGACAAAATGGGATTGAAAATTGAAGATGCAAACGCTTCTCAGGAAAAATTAGGTGCAGACTTTATAATGCAAATTGTAAAAAACGCATATAAAGCAGAAACTGAAATATTAGATTTTGTTATAGCAAGCAATAAATGTACATTAGAAGAAGCTGAGGAAGTTGATATTGTAGTATTTGTTAAAGAAATAATGAAAACGTCAGGTATATCAGATTTTTTAAAATCTGCCGTCAAACCAGTCAAGCACAAATAATAGAAATATTATCCAAGACTTATGATTTAACGGCAATAATGGACTTAGATTTTAATTTAAATTTATTACAACACGCAATTAACCAACAAATTGAAGAACAAAAGTATAACTATACTTGGGATTTATATAAATGCCTTTATCCATTAATGATTACAGGACAAGTAGAATTCATGGAATATCCAAATTATAGAAATAAGATATTTCCAGTAAAAACTATAAGTAGATCAACTGATAAATCTGACGAAGAAATACAAACAGAAATGGAAGGTATAGTTAAAAAATATGAAAGTGGGGTGAGATGATGGATTTATTTTCCATATTCGGAAAAATACTGGTAGATAATAATTTAGCAAATAGTAATATAGAAGAAACGGATAAAAAAGGAAAGAGTCTTGCTACTACTTTGGGTAGTGGAATAGGAAATGCCGCTACTGCAACAGGTAATATAATCAAAACCACTGGTGCAGTTATGCTAGGATTTGGAGCAATAGTTGGTAGTGCAGCAGTAGGCGTATTTAAACTTGCCGAAAAAGCTAGTGACCTTAGTGAAGCACAAAACGTAGTACAGCAAACATTTAAAACTTGTGGAACAGAGATTAATAAATGGACTGAAACATTAGCTGCAAGTGCTGGTATAGGTAAAACTATGGGAACTTCTATGGTTGGTAGTATGGGTGCTATGCTTAAATCAAGTGGCTTTGCAGAAGAAGCAGCTGGTACTATGTCAAAAACACTCGTACAACTTACTGGAGATACAGCATCATTCTACAACTTACCGCATGATGTAATGTGGGAAAAAATTAGAAGTGGTGTAGCTGGAGAAACTGAACCGTTAAAACAACTTGGTATTAATATGTCAGTTGCTAATTTAAATGCTTATGCACTAGCTACTGGGGTTGAAAAATCATATAAGGAAATGGATCAGGCAGAACAAACTACACTTAGATATAACTACCTATTATCAGTTACCGCAGATGCTCAAGGGGATTTTGCACGTACAAGTGACGGAATGGCTAATTCTATGCGTATTGCTAAAATGCAAATTAGTGATATGGCATTAAGTCTTGGCACAATGGTTATGCCGGGTGTAAATGGTTTTATAGGTTTAATTAATGAATCTTTAAAAGGACTATCTGAGACACTTGGTGAAGCTGTAAAAAGTGGTAATTTTAGTGAATTTGGAACACAACTTGGAGATAGTTTAACAAAAATTATTACTGGAATTACAGATAATATACCTAAGATTATACCAGTTGTTGTAAGTGCCGTTACAGGCATTGTTACAGCATTAATTACTGCATTACCTACTGTTTTACCCGCTTTATTAGATGGGGTATTATCACTATTAGATGCAATAATTGATTTATTGGGTACTTCTGGACCCGCATTGATAGAAACAGCCGTTAATATGGTTGTAACACTAGTGCTTGGCTTACTTAAAGCTATTCCTAAGCTAATACCAGTAGCAGTTAGCTTAATCACAACATTAGTCACAACTTTGACTAATTCTATACCACTACTAATTCCAGCAGCAATTGAAGCAGTAGTTGCTATAGTAATGGCTCTTGTAGCTGCATTACCACTACTAATACCAGCAGCTTTACAACTAATACTGCAATTGGTTAGTGGAATTATTACCGCATTGCCGACATTAATGGAAGCCATGCCAACATTAATACAAGCCGTTGTTAAAGGTATAGTAGATAATTTGCCTTTGATAATTGAAGCAGCCGTACAGTTAATAATGATGCTCGTTGATTTTATATTGAACCCTGAAAATATTTTATTATATTATCAAACGTCATTCAAATTAATGACAGCATTAGCATGGGGAATTATACAAGCTATTCCAGTTTTATTAGAAGGAATAGGACAGCTAACTATTGATTTACTGATAGCACTTGGCAAATTTATTGTTGATATTGGTATTTGGATAGGCGAAGAATTTCCGAAAATAGTTACTAAAATAATAGACTTCTTTAAGGAATTACCACAAAAAACATTCGATGCAGTATTTGGAATTATTTCAAAGTTTAATGAAATTAGAGAAAATATGATTAATTGGGCAAATGATAATTTACCTGGTTTTATAGCTAAATTTGCTACTTTCTTCTTGGAATTACCAGATAAAATTGCAGATGTTGGAGGCAATATAGTTTCAGGAATCTGGAATGGTATAAGTGCTAAATGGGATTGGCTAAAAGATAAAGTTGGTGGACTCTTTGGTGACTTGGTTGGAGGAATTAAAGAAAAGCTTGGAATACATTCACCTAGTAAAGTGTTTGCTGAGATGGGTGGATTCATGTCAGAGGGTATGGCAATTGGTATTTCTGAAAAAGCACAACTCGTTGACAAACAACTTAGCAATCTTACAGATGGTATTAAGAGTAAAGCTACTCTTTCTATTGGCAAATTGACCGCAGATATGTCGATTAATGCAAGAAATAACAATGCTCAAAGTAATGATAAAAGCAAAAGTACTACTGTAACTAGTGGTGGAGTTGTTCTTAATATTGGTACATTTATTAACAATACGAAAGAGAATATAGAAGATTTAGCAAACGAATTAGATTTTTATATGAAAAAGAAAACATTAGGGGGTGCGTATTAATATGAATAGCTTTATGTGGAAAAATCAAGATAGTTACTACGGTTACGGCATAATTATTAATACTATGCCTCCAGTAGTTTCTCCTGAACAAAATGTAGAAATAATAGAAATTATAGGAAGGGATGGAAACTTTACTATTGATTATGGAACTAAAAAATCTTACACCTTGCCTATGGTATGTACCTTAATGGACTTTACTAGAGTACAAGAAATTAAGGAATGGTTACAAGGTAGTGGAGATTTAGTCTTTAATTTTGAGGAATACAAGTACGATGCGAGATTAGTTAACCAAATTGACATATCACAAAGCTTGACATCATTAGGTGAATTTCCATTAATCTGGAGAGTTCAACCATATAAATCAAGTGTTATAGATAAGCTATTTACGTTTACTTCTGCTGGTACAATTAGAAATCCTACTGGTAATACATCTTTGCCTATAATCAAAATTTACGGCTCAGGAACCGTAGTATTAACAGTAAATAGCAAAGTAATTACGCTAACTAATATAGTAGAGTACGTTACTATTAATAGTCAGTTAATGGACTGCTATAAGGATTCTGCATTGAAAAATTTAAACATGAGTGGAGAATTTCCTATATTTGAACCTGATAATAATGTAATAAGTTGGACTGGTTCAGTTACTAAATTGGAAATAAATCCGAATTGGAAGTGGCTATAATGATAAATATATATGACAGTAAGGAAACCATCTTTAGTCATAATGGACTAGTTGTTTTAAGCGATACCATTAGTTGTATCGTGGAGGAGGAATTAAACGGTCTATGCGAGTGTACCATAGAGTATCCAATAGACGATAAAGGTAAGTGGACTTATTTAATTGAAGGTAATTTGGTCAAAGCCGATGGACAGCTATATAGGATTTATAGAAAACAAAAAACATTGACTTCAGTTGTTATCAATGCAAGACACGTGTATTTTGATCTATTAGAAAATTTATTAGACGATGTTAGACCTACTAATTTAACTGGTGCAGCTGCATTAGATTATATTTTGACTAGAACTCAATATGCTCATCCATTTAGCAATACCTCAGATGTGGGCGGTAATAATACGATATACTTTGTTAGGAAAAATCCTATTGAAGCTATATCAGAAATTATCAACACCTATGGTGGCGAGCTTAAAAGAGACAATTTTGCTATAAGTCTTATGCAACAAAGAGGAGTATCAAATGGTACTTTGATAAGTTATTCTAAGAACATTATTGGTTTAGAAGAAACACTTGATACTGATGGAATTTGTACTAGAATTATGCCTGTGGGTGCTGAAGGTTTATTGCTTACAGAAAAGTATATTGATAGCCAATACATAAACAATTACCCAAATCCTAAAATTAAAGTTATTGATTTTAACGATTGCAAAACTGAAGAGGATTTGAGAACTGTAGCTACAAATTATATGTTGAATAATTCTATAGATATTCCATTGTTTAATTATAAGGTAGATTTTCTTGAGTTGTCAAAAACTGAGGAATACAAGAATTTTGCTATATTAGAAACATTGAATATGGCAGATTCAGTTATAATTAAGCATAGTAAATTAAATATTAATTTGACAGCTAAAGTAATTAAAACAACTAAAGATATAATTTCAGATCGTATATTGAAATTGGAACTTGGATTTTTTAAAGCAAACTTAGCTACTACATTTAATAATTCCATTCAACAAGTTAAGCAAGAAATTGTTCAAGTAACTAGTGATTTTCAAAAGGCTATAGAAAATTCATCTTCACTTATTACAGGTGTAACAGGTGGAAATTTAGTATTTCATAAAGATGCTAATGGAAAGCCATCCGAACTACTCCTAATGAACACCGACTCAGAACTCACTGCGACCAAAGTATGGCGCATGACCATGGGTGGATTCGGATATAGTTCTACTGGCGTTAATGGTACTTATGATACTGCTATCACTATGGACGGCTCAATTGTAGGTCGATTTATCACTGCACTTGAAATAAGTGGTGAACAAATAACAGCTGGAATTATCAAATCCCACAATGGAGAAGTAGAGTTTAACCTTAATAATGAAACATTCAAATTAGGTACACTTACATATGACGGGGAGAATTTAGTGTTTGGTGCTGGTTCTATCACTTGGGGCAACTTAGATACTACTGCACAAACTAATCTTACTGGAGCAGATGGACAAAACGGAAATGATGGAACTGATGGTTTAGATGGTAATAATGGTACGGCTGGAACTGATGGTATAGATGGTCACGATTGGTCATTTTATGCCAATAAAACTATCATAAATAATGAAGCTATTGCTACTCCTAACTTCTTTGCTGGTTCAAGAAAAGGTACAGATGATGTAACGATATTAACTGGTGTTCAATTAAATAATAGCGGATTAGGTGGATATTTTGAGAACTCGAAAACATTTAGTTTGAATACGGATGGTTCGGCGGTATTCGGTAAAAATGTTGGTCAGCAATTTATTGTAAATACAGATGGTTCAATTTCAACAGGATCGTTATCAGTAGGCTCAATTATGAATCAGAATAATAGTACTTATTCTTTGATAATAGGAGAAGATGCAGAAGCACCATCTGGATACACATTACAGCTCAAAAAGCAAGGACAAACAAAACCTGTAATGGTAGTTAGGGAAATTTTGGATATATCTACTCAATTAATTTTTCCTAATTGGCTTTCAATTCACGCAGATACTGATTCTGGTAGTGATGGCGTTTTTACTCTTTCTTCAACGAATTGTCAATTTAATGGGCATAATCTAGCTATAGTAGATAATATTCCTGTCACTTCAACTGGTTTATGGAATCCTACATGCCCTAATAATTATTTTTGGGCAGGTACTAAAAATGCACAGTATAGTAGACTAGGAAATATGGTAACTGTTCATCTGTATATGACATTTAGTTTTAGTAATACATCAGCAGGGGGATTTGGCATAGGAGGACTACCAATTCCAAGCACTACTAGACATGCTCAAGTCAAGCCAATTATAGCAGCCTTATCTGGTAACTATATTGGACTATGTGCAAATATAGGAGCAGGTACGTCTTTCATGGATATTATGTACGCTGATACAATCTATGGAGATATTAGAAGTATACAAGCTGCTAATCTTCCTTTAAACAAAGAATGTAGTATAGCAATGGATTTTACATACCTGTGTGATTAATCTAAAACCCCCATTCTCCCCTAAGAATTATAATCTTCGGAAAATGATTCTTCCCCTACCATTGAAGCTTGCGAGATTGATGGAATTTCAAGTGGAGGTATTCTGCTGAGTTAGGTATGAGCCAGTGACATCTTACTTGTAGAAATACAAGGAAATAGAAAAATACCATTTGATAGAATTATCTATTGAATACAACAAAAAATTACAAGCCATAGAAAGTCAGGCACTTATTTTATAGGTGTCTTTTTCTACGCCCTTTTTTACGGACTCAAAAAGTGAATGAAAGTAAAATTTCATTCAAATATTGATTTTGAAGAGTGGTTGATAGAGCCACTTTCAGAGGTGGAAGTAATTACCAAATATAAATATGACAGGAGGAAAACTCTTTATGGACAATAATGATCAGATAGTAAAAGCAAATATATTAGGCTACTCAAATAGAGGTCAAAAGGGAGATAAAGGCGATATTGGTAATACTGGAAGTCAAGGAAATACTGGTCTTACTGGAGGGCAAGGTATTCAGGGAATTCAAGGAATAAACAATTATCAAATTGCCTTAAACAATGGATTTGTAGGAACAGAGGTAGCGTGGTTATTAAGTTTAAAAGCAGTAATTGCAGCTAGGAGTATATCTGTTCCAATGCTTAAATTTATACCCTATGAAGGAATTATAGGCAAAAACTTTTTTGATAAAACTTTAGTAATTTCAGGTCATTATATTAATTCTACGACAGGAGAACTAACTCCTAATGATGGCTTTAATGCTAGTGCTGCTATGATTATTCCCACAAATACACAAATTACCATTAAATATGGTTTGCAATTAGCTTATTTTGATGTGGATGACAATTATATTTCTGGTGCAGATGGTTCAGGTAGTAATCCTTGGACTTTTATAACCCCTAGTAATTTTGCGTATATGCGTTTAAGTTCTGCAAATGCCGCACTGGAAACACAACAAGTAGAATTAGGAGCATTAAGTACAACGTATGAAACAGCGTGTATAACGTTTGACGGAAGTATGTTAAAAAAAGATAGCATTTCAATTAATAGTATTAACGGATTAGATACTTATATAAATTCGATTATTCCTCAACCTTATCCATGGGCAATTAATACCATTAATGGTTTAGCTAATTTTAGAATTGCATTAAGCCAAGTGGGAGAAAGAATTATTAATATACCATTTTTAGGTGATAGTATTACTGAAGGTGAGGGTGCAACAAGCGACTATACATTAGGTTATTTTGCACAACTAAGGGCGAATTTACAAGCAATTTATGGTGACACAGGTGTTGGTTTTATATCAACAAAGTATTCCCATAATAATCCCCAATGGTCTTATGTTGGAACATGGGGAGCATCTGGTGAGTTTGGAGTATCGGGTACAGCACAAATTGCAACAGGTTCATCAAATACTGCAACACTACATTTTACAGGAACAGCTATTGATATTGTTGTAATAAGCGGTACAGTTACAGGAACTTTTACAGCACAAGTAGATGGTACAACACCTATAAACTTTGATACTAATGATGGTACTGTATCTACTAAAATTTATCCAATTACGGGATTAATTGAGGGAAGTCACACATTAGTTATAACAGCTCCAACATCAAATTCTATATATTT